TGTGTATCCATCTTGATGATTTAACGTTTCAGCCACACATAGATTTCTGCCCTGTGTTACTAAAGAAGATTTCATTAAAGTAAAACTAACTAAAATATTTCTGTTAATACACTCTTGTTGAAACTTTAAAACAGCTTGACAATAATGCATGGAGACATCGCTATGCACCGGAGTGCATACCATTATCTTGTGAGGAGATTCTCCAAGATGTACTGTTTTTACATTACCTTTCTTTTCGTGGCTCGTAAACCATATCGGCTGATTTGGATCTTGCATCTATTACTCCTTTTAAAAATGTTGTCCATTGAATTCCAATCTTACCCCAGCCATAATAAATATTAGCGTATGCTGATTGAGATTCTAAATGATTATGTATTTGTTTCGCATGAATAGTCTTAGCTGCTTGTTCTATTGCAAAACCAAATTTTTGAGCTAACGCTCTATTGTTATCTTCATATGGAACATACATTGGAAACTCTGCGCCTGTTTCATACAAAGCACCATAGTCAGTGGTTATACAATATAAACCAGCTGCCATACACTCTAATAAAGATATACAAAATGTTTCTTCAAATATACTAGGATACACATACATGTGATAGTTTTTTAAATTTTCTTTTATGTATCTGTTGGATTTATATCCTATGTAATTTACATTAGGTAAAGATTCTGCTTGTGCATAAAGTTCTTTATAATGTTTATCATTCTGCTCGTAAAAATCTTTTCCATAAACTTCTGTAGAAGAATACACATCTAAAGTTATTAAAGGATTCTTTACCAACTGCATGGCTCCTAATAAAACTGACAAACCACGCCAAGGTGTGTTTTGGTGAATTATTTTTATAGGGTCTCCCTCTTGATAAGGAGTAGATTTTTCTATTTTGTCTATACCATTTTTTATAACTACACATCTATTTGTAGGAACGTTAAAATGATTTCTATATTTTTCGTAAGTCCAATGAGAGTTAAATACATACCAATCATACTTGCTGTGGTTGGCTGGGTTTTTAAACCAGGGTGCTAAATTAGGTTGATCGTAAGAATTTTTTTGCCAAAGAATATTTGGTTTAGTTGGATGTAAAGGTATTTTTTCTGGAACGGATGTACATATCTGCACCTGATCCAATAAACTTTTATCGACGTATTTTTCTAAATACTCGAATTGTAATTCTGTTCCACCCTTAGGGTTTTGATTTAGGTTTTGTGTTGTCATTCATTACTTTCTGAAATACTTCTAATCCTTTATTGGTAACTTGTACGGTTACATCTTGAACAATATCAGGTCCTTCCATTTTCTCAGAAGAAGTTTCACCTGTCTTTGTGTTCCTGTAAGTAGTTATAGTCGTACAGTCTATCTTTATAGTATTATCCGTTTTCATTCTCTCTATTTATCAAAGCATAACTTATGGCACCTTGTATTGTATTACTGCCTGTTGCTGCCTGCACTGTTATAGCATCACCTGCTTCTAAATTCAAGCCTTGAGGTGTGGCATTTACTTGCGATTTAGCCGCCACCTCATCTCTAAAAAATTCATATTCAGTGTTTGAATCAGACGAATCAACTAAATTCATTTGAACTAAAATGCCGGACGAAGCATCATTGTTAGCACAATATACACTTTTAACTATGATTGCTCCATCACTAGGACAGGTAAGCACCGTAGCTTTATTTACATCAGCTTGTTTAAAACCTTGATTTTTATATTGTATTGTCATGCCATGAAATAGTTAAAAGCATCTTGCTCATTTTTTAAATCTTGTTGAAAAGAAAAATTAAGTTGTTGTTTCATGGTAGTTAAAGACTCTATGATCTGTCTTTGATTGTCTACCTCGTATTCTGGTTTTGGTTCGGGTATGTAATTAGTTATTTTAGCCATTATAAAAGACCGTATTTTCTCTCGCTATCTATTTGTCTATTTTTCTCTATCTGCTCTCTAACATCTCTTGGTGCAGTGTCGATTCTATTTTGTCTCTCTTGTGTTATTAAATCTTGTAACTCTTTTGTTTTTCGATCAAAAGCTTCTATGTCAGCACCTGATTTTCTTAACCTGTCTCTAGTTTTTTGACTAGTTCTGGTAGCAATTCTTTTTTCTAAAGCTCTTTGTAATCCAATGTTTGTTGGTTGACCAAATCTTCCACCACTTACTCCATATAAAAGACCACCTGAAACAGGGTTGTATCCTTGCATAGGACCAGAAGCAATTCTACCAATATTATCTAAACCAAATCGACTTCCGTAAAAATCTTGAATTGGACGAACTCTATTATCAAAAGGTTGTATTCTATTTAAAAGAGCTGGTACTATACCTCTAAAACCTCCCTCTAAATTTTGACCTCTTGTAAAAAATAAACTATCAACTGTGTCTGGGACAACATCCCCAGTAGTAAATATTGAGGACCTTTCAGGTCTTCCCGCTTCTAAATTTTGTAACATTAAATTAGGATCATCAGCAGGTTCACTTGTTGTATCCATCTCTGCTAGATCCACAGCTCCTTCATTTCTTGCTATCAGACCCCTTACCAGCTCGTCATTTGCAAAAGGTTCTGGTGTTTTAAATAAGGCTGGGTTTCTTCTTATTGGAAAAGTTCTCATTTCTCCCAAAGCTAAAGCTCCTTGATCTATAGGTAAAGAGGTTATACCTGAACCTCCAAATTGCTCTAGTAAAGTAGTTCCGCCAGGCAACGTAGAACCGTAAATTGAAAAACCATCAATGGGCACATCTCTGTATCCAATCCCACCTTCGCTGGTTATAAACTGTTCTTTTAATTTACCGTCAGCTCCTACAAACTGCATTGTTATCTTCTCCCGTCTGGTTGAGCATCTAATCTAAGAGTTCCATATCTCCATGTCTCTCCCACAGATTCATTTTCTATTCTAAGAGAAACTAATCTTCCTCTTGCCCGAGTATCTACCTTATCAGTTGTTGATGTAACTGTAAAGGGTCCAAGTGGAGAACTTACTGGAGTATCATCAGGAAAATCACTCACAAATAAAGTTATTTTAGCGCTGCCCTCTTGGTATTTAAAATCAGGTATAAATCTTTTAACAGACATAATAAACTCACCGTCCCCTCTAAAATCAGCCAATCCTGTTTGTTGGCCTAGTGGGCTTCTTCTTGCCGTAATATCATAATCTCCGGATCTAATAAATGCAGGTATAGCGGTCGTGGCTGTGCTATTAACTTGATCAGTTCCTGTTTCATGTTCGTAATAAATAGAGGCTCCGTATTTATTCGTTATCCCTAAAATATCTGGAAACAAAGGGGTTGAAGTTTGATCGTAATCAGTAGCGTATGGTTTATCAAAGACACCCTGATCTTGATATGTGGTTCTATCTAAAGTAGAAGTAGTCCAACAATTTTCTGAGTAATTATATGTTACACATCTATCAATTTGATCTGATCCATCTTTTGGATAGAACCAGTTTACCTCAGTATATAAATTATTTGGACCAGCAAAAATAACATCACTAGAACCAAAGTTTAATCCTAAGTTATCTCCATCTGTTGTAAAAACAAAATCTTCTACTAAAGATGGTAAAGATTTAACTGTTCCATCATACGCAAAAAATCCTCCTTGAGTTCCCATCCAGAACACGGCTCCATTAACATACGTGGCTGCGTGTTGACCTATGCATCCACAATTTGTACCTACTTGTCTGACTGAAAAAGTAAAAGGTGGACCAACAAATTGAACAACGTACGCAGCTAAGTCTGTGATTACAAAAACATAATCTTTACCTTGAAGAGCTGCTCTAATTTCATTACCAGTATCTAATCTAAAAGTTCCCGATGTATTGGTAGCTGTGGGAGCGTAAGTATTTAAATCTTCTTGATTGGAAAATCTTACAAACATGGGATCTTGCGTAGCTGGTGTTCCAATAGTTGTTTCCGTTCCAAAGTGAAATAAATGTCTATCTCTGTCAGATACTAATGTAAATCTAGTGGCTGTAGGATTGTTTGTAGTTTGAAAGTTTGAAGTTGTTTTAGAAGCTCTGATTGTTCTAGCATTAGAGGCTCCAGCATTCCAAGTAAAAGTTTGTCCGTTAAATATTGTAGCTACTAATACTTCACCAAAATTATCAAGACTCCAGTTTCCTGGATCCAGAACCACGTCACTTGTTGCTCTAGCCGTTCCCCAAGTTGATGTATTCCATGTGGATGTACCCCATCCATATCCTGTTGTTTGTGTGGTTGGCCCTACGATAACATAAGGATTAACAGTTGCAGCTCCCGCTGCAGTCATTCCAGAACCTGTTTCTACGCTGGCTGCTTGTATTGTAAACTTATCAATATCAGGGACAGTTAATATTTCATAAGTTTTTTGTAAATCTGCAGCTGTAAATGCACTGGCTCCAGTGACTGTTACAGCAGATAAAGTGATATATCTACCTACTTCTAATCCGTGAGATCCTTTATTTATTGTAACAACGTTTGAGTTATTTACAGTGGTGATAGTGCACCCTGTAATTGCTGTATCTAAAGGACTAATATCGTAAAAATCATTTCCGTAATATAAAAACAAACCTTGTGATGTTCCAATCGCTGCATATTTTTCTCCTGTAAAACTAGAAAAAGCTACTTGTGCTCTACCAGCACCTGGAAGAGTTTTGTTAGCTGCGGTTAACTGAAGCCATCCACCTATTTTTTCTGGCAGACCATATCTAAATCTAACAAAATCACCATCAGTCCATTGACCTTCGGCTCCTGATTCTGTGTCTTGTTTGTTAAAACCAGCCTTGAAATTTAATTTTTGTAGCATATAATACCTTATATATTACTTTTATAATGAATGAAAGATCCAAATGAACGAAAAAACAGCTAATATAGATAACTTTATAGGTATTTACGATAATTATATTCTTAAATCAGAGTGTGATAAAGCTATAAAATTTTTTGAAGATCAAGATAAATTTAAAAAAACTTTAAATAGAGTCGCTTTTGAAAATGCATCCGTTTTAGATAAACAAGATCAGCAATGTTTTGCAATGCCTAACAACATTAATGTATGGTGGAGAGAATTAAAATCCTTAATTATTAATTTTGATATGGCATTTAAACACTATGAGAAAACCACTGGAGCTAGGGAGGCTTATGGTATAGATCAGTTTTATTTTACGGATATAAAGATTCAAAAAACTTTACCTACAGAGGGATATCATATTTGGCATGTTGAGCATGGTAGAGGATATGATACGGAGCCTAGAGCGTTTGCTTTTTCTGTTTATTTAAATGATATAGAAGAAGGTGGTGAAACAGAGTTTTTACATTTTTCAAAAAGAGTAAAACCTAAAACGGGTAGGATAGTTATTTGGCCCGCTGCTTTTCCTTATGTTCATAGAGGTAATCCACCCTTATCTGGAGAGAAATATATTCTAACATCCTGGATGAAACTCAACGCAGACAGGTAAAACTTTTACGGATTAGAAGTATAGGATGTAGGTCTAGCACCTAGTCTAGCAAGTTTATCAGATTCAGATTCACCTTCCACGTTATCATCGTCCCATTTATTTTGTAAAGATACTAATTGAGCAGCATCCCATTTATCTATAAATTGACTTTGAAAGTCTCCTAACACAGCTGGATCATAAATAGAATGAGGAGTCTCATCTCTATATTCCACAGAATCTGTGGGTACACTATTTCCGTATTGGATAGCCCAAATATTTGCAAATTTTGCTTCGTTCCAAATAGGATCATCTTTAAGTCTGTGCCCTGCACCTTCCTCTGCTCCCTCATCATATTTTTTAGTTATTTTCTTATCGTCAAATACTACTACCCATCTTGAGTTTGTTGCCATATTTCCTCCTATGTTTTAATTATATAAATTACTGCTAAGTAAGGTTGTAAAACTGAAGTTGAATCACCTGTAAAAGTTGCACTCATGTTGTGAGAGTGACCTGAGTCTCCTCCAGTACTACTAGTTGCAAGTGATCCTGCCCTGTTTGGAAGAACCCCTTTACTTGGACCCGGGTCATTTTGATTTACATTGTGAGTGTGAGATGCTAACTGCGCTGTTGAAAGAGTTGCGTTAGCTGTTGAACCACCCACGTTTCCAGTTGATTGAACTGTGTTTGCTCCGCCAGTTGATGCTAAAGCTTTATTGTTAGATTTTCCGACCGCTACGTTATCTTGTAAGTCAGGTAAATTAAAAGTAGAGGCGCCATCACCAGCTCCGTAAGTTGTACCTACGATTGCAAATAATGCAGAATAAGTTGATCTTGAAACGGCCGCACCGTTACACTCTAAGAAACCTGTTGGCACTGAAGATGAAGACCACGGCACAATAGTTGCCGTAGGAATTCCTTCGATACCTGTAAGGTTTGCTCCTGAAAAATCGTATTTTGTTGCTTCGTAATTTGACATATTATTTCTCCGTGTAAGTCCATCCTGTTGTAGCGTCGCCTGAGAATACTAATCCAAAAGCTGCGCCTTGTGTGTTAACAGTTAAGTTAGATGCAGCATTAGCGATGTTAGAACCATTTCTTCCAACTACTAATGCATTTGAGTTAAAATCATAACCTTGGTCGACAAAATGAACTTCATCTCCAGTTGCCGGTGATGCTGGAAGTGTTACCGTTACAGATCCACCATTTGTATTTACTAAAAGTTTAGCACCTGCTTGGACTGTTTCTGCAGCAGATATTGCTCTCCACTTTCTGTACTCGTTTGTTTTAACTATATTTGTTCCATCTGAATATAGAATATAACAGTTTCCTTCACATAAAAGCACACCTGTTCCAGATGTGGTTTTAAAAGTTAATGTATTTCCTGCATGATCGCAATCGTTTTGCACGATATAAGTTTTTTCTATAGAGTCTGGTATTGTTACGTTTAGATTTCCAGCCAACGTACCTGTTAATCTAATTACATCG